ACCTTTAAGCCTATCAATAGTGTGTTTAATCATTGACTTCTCCTCTTCTGACTGTGGTCTCTTTGGGAACATCATTGCAAATGAAGGAAAGATACTGTTTTGTATGTTTGACTTGGCAAAATAGCTCAACTCTCCTGATAGAAACGCAAAGTTAAGAGCACTAGTGTATTGTGGTAGTGGATACCATTCTTGACCTAGTGTCATAATTTCGTACACATACAATTGCTCTAGGTCTGAGTTAGTAGGATGGTATCTTTTTATAGATGTTACGTCAATTCTAGCTGACCAATCATCACATAAAAAATATGTCTGCTTATCTCTAGCGATTCTGACCTTCTCAGGTGATACATTATAAATCTTATACAGCTCTCTCTTAGCATTATAGCACAACTTGAAGTATACTCTGTGATGCACAGTCAACTGCTGAGCAATTGCTCTTTCTACCTTGCCAAGTTTTATTTTCTTTTCAAATGTGTACAGCTTGAGCTTGTCCTCATTGGTCATTCCTTCACTCTTAAGAGTATAGCCACCACCTACTGCTGAGTTGGTCTTAAAGTCTACAATTGCACCATGTAAAGGTGATGTGTAGTAGAGCTGATTAAGTAGCTCAGGGAACATGTTATCTTGTCCAAATGGAATATATCCAGCTATTTGGTATCTACCATTGACATAAGGTAGTGATAAGTTAGCGTCACCTACTCTACCAAATGGTGTAGAGAAAGACTGGTAGCCTTCTACTACTTCTGTTGTTGTCTGAGGCTTAGTGCCTATGAATCTGTTATACCAAGCCATTAGTCGTATATTGAGTTAATAATTGCACCAGCCACTACCATTCTACCCTCTTCAATCATTGTCAATCCAACTGGATCTAATGTAGGGACAGAGCTTTCATAGACCTTATATCTATACTGACCTTTAATAAAGTCAATGTCGATAGGGTCTTCAATAGTGAATAGGTTAAATCTTGAAGGCCACAATGAAGTATCAACACCTTGCCAATAGATAGGGTTGGGTGTTGTGTTAAACTCATCCTCGAACTCAAACAAATAGTAAGCATTTGATAGTGTAGTGACTTCTGTTAAGGTCAGTACAAAGCTATTAGTTGAGTCTTTCTCAAGATATATCATACCTATATTGTACTTAGAGAAAATTTTAATTAAAAAAAAGCCTTACATTTCTGCAAGGCCTTTTTATCTATGGAGAAAAGAATAGATTATGGAGCCACCAATAAAGCTGTCACTACTGACTCTTCCATTTGATATGCCAAAAACTCATTTTCCGCAAGGAGCGTAATTGAATATTTACTACCATCTGCACGAGATACACCTGAGCCTTCACCAGTTGCAGTCAACTGCAAGAATGGGAAAAACCAATATAAGCCATTTGCATCTTGAACAATGCCACTTAAGTATTGTTGACCTGAGCCTAACACTTTGATAGCACTAGACTTGATTGACTCACGTCTGTGAAACATCAAGTTGATAGTCTGAGTAACAAATGAAGAGCCATTGATCAAGTCAATGTTTGAGTCTTCTGTGTAGCCTGAAGTGTTACGTCTGAATTCAAATTCAATGAATGGGTCAGCTCCACCTACTAAGTCAAGTGCGTCAATTAGGTAGTCATTAGCTGGGTCAACTGACAAGGTTGTCATGTCTACATTATCTTGTAGATTGACGTAAAATTTATAAATTCCACCAGTGTTGTTGTCACAACTTTTCTGGATGGTTTGAAGTGCATCACACATATTTTCTTATATTTTAAAGTTAAAAAATAGGGAGATATTACTACCTCCCTTATATGTCTTAGATGTAGAATGCGTTGTACAACACTATCTCAGATGGGTTAGTGTAGTGGAAACCTACCTTCATGTTAGCACGAGTTCTCAACACTGGCTCAGCAACTGAGTCAGATAAGTTGATTGCTTTTAAAGCCTTAGAATCACCTTCAGCATCAAATGCATAGATTAGGTTGTTTTTCAAAGTCAACAAGATTGTGTTGTCAGGCATACCTTCACAAGTCACTACATTGATTCCTAAGAAAGTCAATCCTAAAGGTAAAGTAACATAAGTTTGAGTGTTACCAGTTGCCGCTTTCAACTCATAAGCGTTAGCTACATTGGTAGACACATAAAATCTTAAGTCAGCTTTTCTACGTACAATAGCATTAGGAGCCGCATTCAATACAGATTCCATTACAGTCAATACATTTGATGTAGTTACTACACCATCGTACAAGCCAGTGATAGCCGCATCATAGAACATTGGAAATAAGTAGCCAGTACACAATGATAATAATGGATCCTCAGATGCATCATTACCTTGCCATCTTAATAACTCAATATCTTGACCAATTACCATTGACATCTCATTCCAGTAGTAAGACATGAATGAAGGTACAGTGAAGTCACCGTTAGACCCTTTAGTCATTTGCAATGCTAAGAATGATTGCTCTAAGTCAAATTGACAAAGCTCAGCCATTGCTGATAAAGAACATACATCGATGTCAATAGCATCAAGTACATCTGTACTAGGAGAAAACGCACAGTTGTACGCTTGCAATACTTGACCAAATACTACATTTGCTAATTTGGTCTTAGATTTTACACCTGGTAAAGTTCTAAAGTTGTTTGGGATATCAGGACTAGACAAATATGCCTTAGAATAGAACTCCTCAGGGTTGGCAGCTAATAACGCATTTGCGTCAATGTCCAAGTTGAATTTTAAATTACGATTCATTTTATTTTGATTTTGAAAATTTTACAAATTCTTTAAATTTTTCGTGAGCAGTCAATGCTACACTAGCTACTTCCTCTTCAGTCTCTACTGCTATAGATTCTTCAATTTGATTTTTCAACCCAGCAATCATAGCAATAACTGAATTCATGTGCTCCTCTAATAAAGGGCGTACAATAGAGATAATAGCCTCAGCATCTAATGCTGGGTCAACAGCCATAGCCACTGCTGTGTCTGCCTCTTCTTCTTCTTCTTCAGCTACTGGTGTTTCAGCCGCTACAGCTTCTTCTTCTTCAGCTACTGGGTCAGCAGTCATTTCGGTTGGTACATCTTTAATCTCAACAACTTCTCCATCTGTAACAATGTAGATTTTGCCTTCAATAAGATGCTCTCCATCAGGTAATTTCATAGTATTTAATTTAATTTGTTCCGATAATTTCATACCTAAAAAGCCTTCAATAGAATAACCTACTTGACCTGACTCAACAAGCTCATCATAGTAAGTTCTATCTGTCACTTGACTTGTTAGCATCAACGTTCCCTTAGGTACTTCAATGCCATAAGTAGTGAATGCTTTGTCAGTTTTTGGACTATCTACTATCCAAGCTTCTAGGATGTAAGCTGGTACCTTTTCAGTAGTGTCATGCTCTAAGTTAAAGATGTCTTTATTCTGTAGATTCTGCATAAACTTAGTATGTATCTGTTCAATGACCTCAGCTGAGAATTGAACGTCATACTCCTCTCCATCCTCATCTTTACGGTAGATGTTCATAGGAATCATTGCTGGTGCAACAACTCTCATCTTAACATCATCCTTGAATGCCATTGCTACGTGAGAATTGAATGCCATACCTTTCACCTTAATAGCAGGCTTAGAAGTAAATGCTATCATTTCTATGCCTAAGTTCTCACCATCGGCATACTCATCCTCAATTGTAATTTTATAGACTGGTCTATCCATGCCTATATTGTAAAAAGTATTATATTTGTTAAAAATTAAAATCTATGGTAAATATTTTAGGCTTTGACGTACCTAACCAACTGAATGAGTTGACAGTACAGCAATTTGAAACAATCACAACTATCCATGCTGACATTGAGCTAGATGTTATTGACAAGCATTTGCAAGTGTTTGAATTCTTAGGAGTTCCTACAATCAAATGGGATGATGTGGAGATTGAAGAATTTAAAGAGATAGTAAAAGCATTCAATGATGTGACTGGCAAGCCTGAGCTAGTGAGCTCACTTGAGATTGATGGCTATACTTATACTGCATTTGAAGATAAGTTCAAGCTATCTGTGAAGGACACTAAGTCAATTGAGAAGATCATGAACTCAAAACACAAAGGATATATCTCTGAGCTGTTAGCTGTTCTATTCAAACGAAATGACTTGACAAAAGTAGAGCACTACTCAGATGCTCACATTAAGTTGAAAGCTAAGTTAATCAGAGAATTGAAAGCTGAGATAGCTGTGCCTTACCTAGTAGAGATTGGTCAGAAATTATCTAAACACATACCAAAGGATGCACCTACCGAAATCGTGGAGTGAGATTGATGTATTGCAGTTCAAAGAGATTAGAGAGCTGTATACTATCACTGAAGTATTCAATAGAGAGATAGAGATACTGGCTATACTAGCTGATGTTAGCTCTGAGGAACTTGAAGACCTTGATATTGAAGAGGTAAGTGCTCTAATTAAGGAGATAAAATTTGTTAATTCTGAGCCATCTAAGCAATACAAGCACCAGGTAGATGACTACCACATCAAGCCACTAGATAAGTTGACCATTGGTGAGTATATTGACCTTGAGTTCTACTTCTCTAAGGACTACAATCAGCACATTGGCCACATTGCATCCATCTTTTATAGGCAAAAGTCTACCAATGAATGGGGTGTGACTGTCTTTGAGCCTTATGACTTCTCTCCTAGACAAAGATTTGAGTTGTTTGAAGACTATTGCATCAATGACATCTATGGTATTGTGCCTGAGTTTATAGCATTTAGGGAGAAATTCATGGATACCTATGGCAACTTATTTCACGATGAGAGTGGAGAGGATGACGAAGATGATAAACCTACCACTTCTCAGGAGTCTAAGGACTTACAGCTTAAGAAGAGTGAGCTCAAATGGGGTTGGGAGAGGCTAGTCTACAGCTTGTGCAATGAAGACTTAACAAAATTCAAGGAAGTCCTGAACTTACCACTTATCATGACCTTTAACATGTTAGCCATGAAGAAAGAATTAAACATCTAATGGATAACCTACTTTAAATCCTTCAGGCGGATCAAGAGCCTCAAATGTGTATGTGATTCTTTGATTTTTCTCAAGTATCTCAGCCACTTTAAGCATAGGATAACGCTTTGTTAACCATTCTGTGTACTGAGAGTATATCTCTGCTGTGATTCCTGAGTTATTAAGCTCATTTGTAAACTGATTGACATAGTCTCTAGGAGTGATGACACCTCCATTCCACAAGAAAGCACCATTATTAAGGAAAATAAAGTAGTACATAGCTACTATCTGTATTTCTAACTTCTCAAAACTGGTTATCTTAGCATTGATTCTTATTGACTCTACCAATGTACCTTGACCATCTACTATGTCATTCCTAAGAATTCTCTTAAGTATGTTAGCCATCCTTCTTCTAGTAGGATAGAGCACATTGAATTCTCCGTTTTTTGCGTATGCCATTAGATTTCAAATTGTTTTAACCAATTATTCACCATACCCTCAACCTCTTCATCTTCCCACGTACCTACATAAGGCATATCCTCAGCACGAACGCCAAATGAAGCGGTATCTGTTGTTAGTAAAACATCAACTGCTAAAAGTTGGTCAATTGCCTTATCACTAATTGTATTAAGGTTAATTGTAATTGTAGGATTCTCAATGCCTACATTGAATTGTGTGAATTTATATGTCATGATAGTGTTGTTCCTGTTACTGTGAATACTCTACAAGGTATATATCTATAATTAACAATTGTAGTTTTTAAAGCATTATTAAATGTACTTGACACAATTCCATTACATCTAATTGCTTGAGTACTTGAGCCAGTTCCCGTCCAATAATTAGTGCTTGTTGAAGTTAAATTAAAGGGAGAATAATTTAATAATCCTGCGAAATTACCCCAGTACAATATTGAAAAAAACTCACCCGCATTTGGTAATCTCCAACCTGTTGTAAAACTTCCAATGCTTACTGCTAAAGCTCCATCAATTGAATTATCCCAATTTATGTCAACTCCATTAGTTGTACGTCTCCAGCCTAATACTGTTGCTCCATCATAAGTTGACCAATCGATTACAATATTGTTTGTGTATGTTGTACCACCTAATTCATCTGTAAATCTATTCGTGTTTCCAAATGGATTATTTCCAGCAAGTGTTGTGAAATCTGTTGTTCTGCCAGCTTCAATATCACCATCATCACCAGTTCTATAAGAAGTTGTTTGCCCTGTTTTCATTAACTTAGCTGTCGCCCCAGTAGCAAGAGCTGCACCCGCTTTTATGTAAGTACTCATAACCTTGTTGTGTTTAAATTCACTACTCCTGCTGTATTCAAAGTTACTGTAATTTTTGCTCCAGTTGCTATTGAAACTCCAAACGTATAAGCTGAATTATTCACTAAAATAGTTGTCGTTGGTGAATTTGTTATCGCTGTAACTGAATCAATTTGAAAAGTATACATTGCGTAAAAATCAACTGTTAAAGCGTTAATACATTCAACTGTTATTTTTGGATTTGTAAAATCTGTTTTTTGTGCGTCTGTTTGGTATCTTTTGTTTGAACTATCTGCAATATCTGCCGTTGTTGCATCTGCTCCAGCTGTGACCAACCCTTTTGCATCGTAAGTAATTTTGGTCTTTGTTGCTCCCGTAATTGCTGTATTTGATGCCACCTTGTCATTAAATGTAGTCCAATCAGCTGAGCTCAATGCACCTCTATTAGTACCTGATGCTGTAGGTAGATTAAATGTGTGAGTAGATGTAACTGAACTGATAGCAAAGTCAGTGCCACTTGTACCTACTGCTAAGTTCTGTACCTGAGCTGTCAATCCATTCAATGCTGTTAAGCCAGTTGAGAAGGTAGTTATTATCTGACTAAGATGATTGTCTTCTGTGTGAAGTGTGATTGTTCTACCACTATGAGTGACATAGATTCTCACAGCTAATCTATCAGTCAATGCTAGTGTAGTCTGTGGTACTGCTAATGCTGTTAGATATAAGTCTATTGCTGTGCCTCCAGTGATGCCTTCAGGATTGGTTGAGTTAGATGCTATCAATGTCAATGTAGCACCATCCCATTTGTAGAGCTCTACATAAAATGAAGGTGTGCCACCAGAACTAGATGCACTAAAATAAGTTTCAAAGTTCCAATTTCCAGCTGGTATCTCTAATTGATTAGGATCATTAGCATCTGTAATGAATGACTGAATATATCCATTAGCTGCTATTGTGAAATCTGTGCCAGCTCCTATGACTGGTGTCTTATTTATTTCTTTCATTGCAACACCACCAAATGTACCTTGACTTACTGAGCCATTAAGGTAGTAGCTGACAGATGCACCACCTCCAGTTGTTGTTGGAAAGTTAGCTAACTGACCATCACCTCTGATATATTGTGTTGCAACACCAGCACCAGCAACTGCTAATGTACCAGCTGTAGTTATTGGATTGCCAGTCACTGTGAATGCTGATGGCATAGTCAAATCAACACTTGTAACTGTACCACTTGTTAAGTCAGCTGTAGTTGCTATTGTGTAGCTACCACTTGCTTTGTCAGGGAACTCAAGGATAACATTAGGATTCGTAACTGCTGTATTTTGCAATGAGCTTTCTTCTGCTCCAGTTTTCAGAGCTAATACTCCAGTGTCAATTAATGTTGCGTAAGTGTCTGCAAGAGTATTCTCTACCTTGATATCTATTCCACTAACTGTAGTAGCTTCATTAACTCCTGAAGTTATTGTGATTGAATTAGTAGTAATAGCTCCTATGTCAGTAACTTGCTGTAAGTCCTGACTACCACCACCGCCCCCAGCATTGATGATTTCTTGACCAGTGATTGACTTAGTGATGTAGCCAGTACCACTTAACTCACTAATCTCTAATAAATCTGTAGCTTGTAAGTTAGCTCCCTTAGGAGTCATCTGTGATATTTTCTGTCTTCTATACGCCATAACTATATTGTATTGAGTTGAGAAATTAGTTATAAGATAGGATTGACTTCAAACGCTTCAAATATGCTATCTTCTGGAATTGTGTATGTACCGAAAGGGCATTCGTTTTCATTTATTAAATAAGGGTTAGTACTAACCCCAGTATAACAAATCCACCTATCCGTATTGTAATAATAAATATTAGTAAAATTATCATTTATAAAAAAAAACCAAGATTCTTCTTCGCTATCATAAGCAACCTCCACCGTTACAGGCTCTCCACCTACTAAGGTGTAAGTAACTGATATAGTGTCACAACCTACCTCTAATGGCAACTTAAGAGGGACTTGACAGTTAGTCCAGTTGCTGATGTCAACATCTAAATTCATTACCCATCCAGCCGCATAGTCTAGCAGTTGGTTGTTCAATGGAGTGATTGAAGGTGAGCCTACTATGTCAAAAGAATAATCATTGCTAAAATTAAAATAGTTGATTAAATCTACTAGAATTTGGTGACAGTCTGAGAGAATAACTGTGATGTTAGCTCTATCCTTCTGAATGATATCTAAGCAATACACCTCTAAGCTGATAGTGTTCACATCCATTGTAGTAGATGCTACAATTGGAGTGATAAATACTAAGGGATACCTCTCATCCTTAGTAGCGAAGTTAGGAAGTTGCTCATTGAAGTCACTACCTACCTTCTTAACTTGTAGATGGTCATTATAGAATGCTTCAATTTTGTTGATTAGGGCTTGATAGCTTGTCATAATTCTGCGTTTCTTTGGATTCGATTAACTCTATTCTGTGTGCTTGTCATTTCAGTCTCACTTACTACAGCTGTGACTGTAAAGTTAGGTGTTGATTGGTTGCTATTTTGATTCTCTCCACCAACATTGTTCAAGTTGTTGTTGCTACCAAACATGTTAGGTGTTGCCATTTGGGCAGTGCTAGATGGAGGAGGAGTGTTGCCTGGAGGACTTGGAGCATTACCCCCACCTTCAAATGATGTGGATGCTATAGCTGAGATAGATGCGGCAGTTGCTGCTATAGATGCGGCTATTCTTATACCAGATGCAATACCTAGTGTGAAGTCAGGTACTGATAAGATAGCTAAGATAGCTTGAGCTCCATTGATTGCAGCCATTGCTAAGTTCATTTTCTTTTGTTGCTCAAATTGTTGCTTAAGGATAGCCTCTTCTTGCTTGCTACCTTTCTCAACATTCTTGAGTTTATTCCTAGTGCTAATATCTTGCATGCTTGTGATAGCTCCTAGTGCTTCTTTTGCAGTGTCAAATCCTTCATTGATGTTACTTAAGGTCTTAGCCTGAGCCTCAGCTTCTATCTCTTCAATCTTCTTAGCTGTTTCCTCTTTTGCTGTGACTTCAGCTTGTCTATACTTTTCTCTTATAGCTTCTTTTTCGGCCTCTGACAAATCAAGTGCAGCAAGTTCAGCTATTCTCTGAGCATCCATTGCTGTAAGTTGTTGAGCTAAAAATTCATTGTTAAGTCTTATCTCCTCATCTTTATCTCCTTTAAATCTCTCAAGCTCAAATGCTAAATTTGACAACTTAGTGTCCCTAACTAATTGAGCCGATGCAAGTATCTTGGCATTCTTGTCAATCTCAATAGCTGTTATTTGAAAAGACACAGCCTTAGTGTCCTCAACTGCTTTAGTGTTGATTTCTTTAATTTGTTGCTCAGTCAAATCTTTGCCAAGAACTGCTTGCTTTCTTTCCTCTTCTATTAAAGTTTTTTGTAGCTCTAGTTTTTTTATAGCATCTTGCTCCTCTAACATCAAGGTCTTAATTCTTGACACAGCATCTTTATCAGCTATCGCTATCTTATCAGCTTCAAGCTGGTCAGTAGCTATCTTTATCTGAGCATTTATTGCTGAGACTGCTGTAGCTCTCTCCATCTCAGTTGCAAAGATTTTAGTTTTTTTGATGTTTAACTTTTCAATCTCCTTAGATTCCTTGACCATTTGGTCAATTTTCATTTGGTCAATATCTAGCTTTGTCTTACCATCAATGACAGCTTTGTCCAGGTCAATTTTGAACTGAGCACGCATTGTTTTCAAATGCTTATCTTGTTCAGATTCTATCTTGGAATTGGCTGCCTTAGCATCATCTACTCTCTTTTTATTTGATGCAGTAGTGATATCAGTTCTTTGCTGTTCAAAGTCTTTTTGAGTTGCTAAAATTAACTCATCAATTTTGATAACTGTTTTCCAATCTTGTGACCTTGAGGCTTCTCTTCTTTGTGTTTTCAACTTCGATATAGCCTCAGTCTCTTGAATCTTAAGCATAGCCTTAGACCTTTCAGTCTCATTCTTGATTGATTTAGCATTCAACATTTCAACCTGCTTGTCAATGTCAAGAGCTAACTTCTTTTTGTTAGCAGCATTTTGAATTGCTAACTGGTTAATCTTATTGATAGCATCAGCTTCTTGATTCTTTAACTCTCTGAATCTTTTAGTTTGCTCCTCATCCATATCAGCAAGCTCACCCATTGCTTTGATATCTTTCTTCCTCCAGTATTGTTTTCTTTGCTCCTCTTCAATCTGTAGCTCCTCTAATGTAGCAAATCTATCAATCTCTACTCCTAGTTGATTCTCTACAGCTGTTATCTCTTCATTATTTAAGTCTTTGGTTACATTGTACAAACCTATTCTTGCCGCCATTTCAGCTTCAATAGATTTGATATTTGACTCAGATGCCGCCTTTATTGTCTCAGCGTTTTTTTGTGCGGCATTATCAGTTAATCCTAACCAATCAGTAAGAGCTTCAAAGCCAGCAATAAGTGCATTAATAGGAGCCATTAAGAAGTCTAGAACTTTTTGAAGTACCCCAATTTTATTCAAGAATATAGCTACTGCTGCGACAATAGCAACTATCACACCTACCAATAAGAATATAGGGTTAGCAAGTATCTGTACTCCTAACTTAACAAATGCACCACCCATAGTCTTAATGACACCAGTGAAGGCCTTGAATCCAGCCGCTACCTCTTTAGGATTGACGTTACCTAATGCACTAGCAAAAACTTGAGCTTTCTGTTGAGCTTCTTCAAAGTCTAATGATAACAATGAGTCCTTGATACCACCTAATGAGTTACTCACTTGCTCAAACTTAGAGCCAGTAGCAAAGTTATTTACAGCCTCATTTGCATCTGATAGTTTATCTTTCAGCTCACCAGCTCTTTGTGATAGCTTGGCAATTGACTCAGGATCTGTAGCGTCAGCAATAGCACCCTTTAACTCTCTTAACTCAGCTTTGATGGCTCCAATGCCAGTTATCTTTAATGGTATTTCAACTTCATTCATAAACTCTAATTTCTATTGTATTGTAAGACATTGCTCCATCTATAGACGTGGCAGTTAAATCATAGGTGTTAATTCTTACATTGTCAATTGTACCCCATAAAAATTCAGTTATAAAAACAGATGCCAATGTATTGTTAAGTGACAAATAAACTTTATCTTGATTAAGGAAAGCTCCTAATAAGTCACCAGAATAAAGACCTAATCCTACCCTTGTCCACACTATGTCTCCTATCGTATTCTCAAGTACTGTGACTGTAGGATCACTTGTGCCAGTCTGACTGATTGTAGCTACATACTTCTTGTAAGGCACTACCACATCACCATTAATTGTGCCAGTGACTGTCAGGTTATTTATAACCATACCACTTTCACTCAAAGTCTGACCATCACCTACTATGATTCCTTTAGTACCAGCTGTGACTACATTGCCCTTGCCAAATACTTGAGCATTCGCACCTGGTAAAATGACATTGTTATTGAAGGTATTCCTACCTACCAATGCATCTACTCCTACTCCTATCAATACGTCACCAAATGGTCTACCTAAGCCAGTCTTAAATGGTGCTAGGTCTATCTCAGTGTCAATGCTGATTAGCTCTACCTTAGTCAGCTGTCTTTGGTTGCCATTGTAATCTTGAATCTTGTTAATATTCCACCATGAGTTATCTATGTAAATTTTATCATTCAGCTTAAGTGATTGGATGTCTACCTCAGTCAAGTCAAAGTAAGCTATCAGCATCTTGCCAACATTGATTTGATTGACTGTGCGTCTCCAATATAGATTGTATAGGTTGTTAGATGTTAATGATGTTGGCTCATAGAAATAGAAGTCATTAGTGCCAAAGTTGATATCAAAGCTAGGAGTCAAAGCATTGTCAAAGTGTCCCAACATTGGATAATCAGTCAAGCCAAACTCTCCAGTAGTGCCAAAGTCTAAGATGTCAAATGGTTGACATGACTGCAAGCCACCATCATACAAGATGCGAATGTTAGTATTTGGTGATGCACCAATTATAGCTGGCACATAAGCTCCAAATGATGTCAAGAATACTGGTGTCGGTGAGAATATTAACTCTTGAGTAGCAACATCTTTCACATATTCGTTGTCAAATGTATACTCTATCTGACCATAAGTCTCAGCAGTTGCTTGTGTGTACATTGTATTGAACTCATCCTCATCAGGTGCATAAGTGAGCTTGAGCTTCTTATTGCTTAAGTCAGGCAAAAATATAAGTTCCTGCTCCTTGTCCTTTGCTAACTTTCTGCTCCAATCTTTCTCAGTTCCTGAGTCATAGTATTCATCACGATGTCTTAAGATTAGATTGTTAGGATTGTTAACATCTTGCTCAACATACAAATTGTACATCTGTAGGATAGACTTAACAAAGTCTGACTGCTTGATTTCTTTTGGTACGTATTGATTGATGTTAAGTGTACTACCAGTTACTTGGATGTTATTGCTAGGTAAGATTGACATGTTTATTGATGTCAAGTCTAGAACCACGTTAACTGGTGCTAATGTGTCAGTAGATACTGTGTACCAATTGCCAGTAGTGAATGCAGCATCTGTGTGAAATATCTCAACACCAGTATTAAGAATTTGAATATCTGATACTGTTATAGTTGTACCATTGTTTGCATTAGTTGCTGCTGGTATTTGAAGTGTATTTGAGAATGTTAAAATAGTAGTGTTACCATTTGGTAGTACTGTAGTGATTCCATTAACCACAACAGTTGAGCCATAGACTATAGGGTTATCAAATCCATCTACAGAAACCCTCATAAACACTTTATAGTACTTTGCTGGTGTATCTACATAACAGTCCTCTCCACTTGTATTCTCTAAAATTATTGAGCCACCAATTGTCAAGCTATAGATGTAATGCTCTCCAGCTGGTAAACTAGTATTTATTGGTGAAGTATACTCACCAGTAGTAGGGTTGAATATCGCTTGAGTATCTGTTAGCTCTGCCCATCCTGAGTCAATAGCTTCTTGAAAAGTTATATTTTGACCAACTGCTTGTACATTGGTAGTGGTCCATGTGTTGGTAGCCTCAACTAAAAAATCATTATAATCTTGATCGTTAGTATCTCCGTTGTAAGGAATTAACAACTTATCAAATCTAGCTGAGCCTATCTCATCCCAAGTGTAAGTAAATCCAGCTACAGCGAATATCCTATCAAAGTAAGTCTTAGCGTATATTGCTGGCTTAAAGTCATTAGCATTGAAGTCATTGCTCTGAATGTATGGCATCACATACTTGTAACCATCAGCTACTGTGTGACTGAATGATGCAACTATATCTGTTGAGCTAAATGTATGATCTAAGTCACTAAAGTCTAAGTCAGTCAAGTTAGCGTTTGTAATAGCTGTGAAAAACTCAGCTCTACTATCCTTGATTAGTACTGTGTAGCTTACCTCATCCTCATACCTTGTGCTAGTCTGTACCTTGTTGACTGACACCAATTGTAATAGTGCATCATCTAAGATAGGCACACCATTTTGTATCACTTGACACTTAGTCAGTGTGTTGATGTTGAATGTGCCAGCTTGTATGTTCACATCGTAATAGTGTCCTAGTAGGTCATTATTGTTTTTGGTACCAACAAGAGTGATAGTCTTTGAGAATGTCCCCTTGCGAGAAGACAAATCTCTAATGTCACCAACACTGAAAGTGATAGGTAGTGCAAGATTCTCTGAGACATCAAGCACACCAGTTGAAAGTACTATCTTAACCATTGATTGTGTCGTTGTTGCCTATCCTAACTTGGATAGATTGCTTGATTAGATTGTTGTTGCGTTGCTTGAACACTTCAAAGGTGTTAGTGGTAACATTACAGCTCACATACTCAGTACTCTCAGGCACGTGAATAATACATCCAGCCTCATCGAATAGTACAGCTCCATCCTCTGTGATGTGATAGAGTACATTCTTGATGTAAGTTTGTGGTGATGTCAGTAACTGTTGAAAATACTCTCCCTCAGCTTCGGTCATAAAATTTGTTGATAAGTCATAGAGCTTAGTCACCTCAGTGTTAATGTTAACTGTGCCTTGTTCATAACTTTTATACTGCCATTGGCTGTCAACCACTGCACCAGGTACATCTTGATTGTATGTCTGTCTAGTGATGTTACCTCTCTCGTATACCTTAAGTTGGAACGCAAAGCTACTCCATGAGCCTAATCTATCTAAGAACACAATGTGACTCTCAGAGATGAGCATACGTCTGTCTATATTTATTTTATACTTTACTGACTTAACTGGATTGAATACTCCATCTGAATACCATACCTCATAGCTAGTAGTGTCATTCTTTACTAATGGAGCTGTGCCACTTACTACTGTTAATGACCCATAGTTATTAGGACCAACTGCTACACCTTTGATGTAGTCACCTCCTGAGATAGCCTTGTAGAATATATCACCGTTGTCATTCTCAAAGTACACCCTCTTGTTAATCGCGACTGTTGTCACGTCCTTAGCATTGAGCCATAAATCTTGACCAGGTGTTGAGCTGAATGATTGAGGCTGGTCTGTTAACCATTCCTTTGTAGTACCATCAAGCTCATAGTCTAGCTCATCCCAATATGGGAACTCAAGCCAAGGATACACACCATTGAAGACAAATTTATCAAGTGTTGACTCTATGTCTAAGTCTATAGTCTTTCTCTTATCAGCATACTCAACAACTCCATTGATAGTAGCATCTGTAACTCCTGACCATAGAGCATTGATTGTAAAGTTAGTTGTGCCAGTGATAGCAATAACTGTATGCAACCCCTCAACACCAGGATTCGCAACTCCACCATCTGCTTGAGTGATATTCACCTGGTCACCTACTACAAATGGATGCGTTGCTGTGATGCGAACATTTCCACTATTATCTGTAAGTGATGCTGTGTAGCTCATATCAAAGATGTACTCCTCACCAAATAGAACATCATAGCCAAAGTAGCTATGCTCAGCATCATAGAAGGTAGTGACTGATGGATTGAAGTCAAAGCTAACTGAGTTGCTCAATAGCTTACTCAAGTCTTGTTCACCATAGCCAGTGCCATAAGTTGGTAGTGCTTTGTAGTAGCCTATTCTTAGATTAGTCACCGAGTCATAGACCTCAAAGATGTATCTGAAACCTGACTTATTCTTGTTAGTAGAGTCAATTATGAATTTACACTCGTTGTAAGCTGGAGTGAAATCTTGAGGCTGTGCTATGATTGTTGTTGCCATACCTATATTGTATTTTTATTAGATTTCAATTAGAAGGAAATATAGCTGTCATCTGTAAAGTACTCCTTCTTGATGTAGGTTGCCGCATACCTAATGGCATCCATAGCATCATCCCATAACTTGACTGGCTCATCTGTGATTTGGTCACCTATTTTCTTCCACTTGTAGTTCTCGTATTCCTTCTTGATAGCTGGATGGTCTTCACAGAATATACCAAAGGTCTTAATATTATCTATCCCTTGCTTGACTACCTTATTGGCATTCTCAATGTAGTATCCAGCTCTGTCTATTTCTGCTATTGTTTCAGGTCGAGAGTAGTCAGCTAAGATGTTGATGCTCTTTTCAATTCCTAGTTGATCCATGCGTGCTATCAAGTCAGTAGTAGTCAAGTAGCTCTCATAGATGACAGGCTCAATGTAGATGTCTTTATCTCTCCAATAAACTCTGACCAATGCTGTGGGATGATTATACCCAAAATCCATTCCGTATACATAAGACGTGAACTTAGCAGGTCTATGCTTAACAAATGACCAATTAGAGTAGATGTTACTTTTGCTGATAGCCTTCTCTCCTAGTGCATAGATTTGATACTGTGCCTCATCTGTCCGTTTCAAGTCTTCAATCTGTCGCTTGATGCTCTCAGGTAGGAATGGATTGTCTTTGTAGGTTGACTTGATTAGGATTGACTCCTCAGCTGGTAACTCATACAGCCACGAGTTAGACTCTGAAGGATTGTAGTCAAAGATTAGCTTTCCTTCTGTCCTCATGTTGAGCTGAGTGAAGTCATCATAATAGAGCTCATTAGCTTCATTACACCAGGCAAGGTCTCGCTTCCTACCTCTTATCTTTTGCTCATCATCCACTGAGAAGAATTCAACTATTGAGCCATTGCCAAAGGTATAGATGTGCTCTGACTTATTATGCCTTGCCACGTCATAGATTTCAAGTGTCTTCATTATCTCTAAGAAGTCACGCATAACAGTAGCTCTCAATGCTGGAAAAGTTTTGCGAATGATACTGACTACCTTGTTAGGATTCTGTAGACAGTAGACAATAATCAGCTGACATAGTGAGTAGGTCTTTGATGACCTTGAGCCACCTTCATTGATGATAAACCTATGACTTGAGTCATTTAGTGCCTCGTGATTCTTTTGGAATATTACAGTTGAATTTAGCTCCATAGACAAATCATACCACTATTAGTAGTACTTATATTTATTATTATTTATATATATTACTCTTTATTAGAAGTAATAATATTAACCTTTATCTCAGATAGTGATTCACCATTACTGGTTACATCTTGCTTATCTCCTATCCCTAACATTCGAGCTGTTAAATTAGGAGCTTTATATTTTCCAGTAAGAGTGCCACTAACTTGGTCATCTTCCCATTCATCTCGTGCATGTGTAATGACTCCCACATATTCATTATAAGCCTTATCCTTATTGTCTATATATTGATGTATGTGATAGCCATAATTCTTACGCACAAAGACTTGAAATGACTTTCTAGTGATTGGTTTTTGAGCTGGTAAATATAGTACCTCTCCTGTTTTATTATTAGCTACAGGCAACAAGTCATATTGTTGAAGTCTATCTTTAACATACTCATCCCAAATCTCTAGGAATTGCTCAGGTGATTTTATCCACTTATCCTTCGGCATTGTTTGAGTCTTGCTCTTGTTTTACCTCTTCTAGTCTCTCAACAAATTTCTTTGTACGTTTCTTTTTAACTGGTGTATCTATTGTTTTAAGAAACTCGGGTGATAAATCATTTTCAGATATTGGTCCTACAATTCCTTTGTATTGAATAACAGTAGACTCAGGAGCTGTAGCAGTCACTACCTCTTCAAAGATGTGCTTAAGTCCAATTGTCTGATAGTATTTCACTTTACTAAGGTCAAGGTTGTTGACTACAATAGTCTTAGTGCCTTGGAATCTGTCATAGATTTTCACTGTCTTACCTACGAATTCTGGTTTAATTGTGTATTCCATAATATTAGTCTTTATACCTATATTGTATCTCTTTTATATTTTGTTTTATTTCTTTTATCAGAAAGAAAGCTGATGTACTGTTAATGTCAAAGTACTTAGCCAGTGCTGTTTGTGTTGAGTGACCTTTGTCATAGTACGCTTCAAAGATAATCTTTTTTATCCTATCATCCAAAGAGTTGCGATATATCTCCACCATTGCCTTCTTAAAATTATAGCTATCCTCTAGATTAACCTTGTGCTCAATGTCAGATGGATCATCTAATGAGTCACCTAAGTATTCATGTGACCTGTAAATATCATCTTTTTTAGTCCTAGATCCTTGAGTCCAAATGAGCTCATACTTGATTGTGTTAAGTAGATAGCTCTTTGCTTTGTCTTCTGTAGCTTCTTCTATCTCTAGTTTAGCACAATGAAGGTAAGCGTTGTTGATGACAGCATCAGCTTCTACTGAGCTAGGTATCTTGAGTCGTTGAATGAAGTGCTTTGTGTATTTAAGCACCTCTGTGTAGTTTTTTTGCAAGTATTGGTCAAGCATTCTTTTCATACCAGGATAAAAAGTCCTTATACCACACCTTGCGTCTTACTGTAGAGCAAAAGCACTCCTTATCAATCACCTTAGTAGCCATGAATTTAACCATCTTAAGCTGTGATAGTGATCTCTTAGTCAGAATCTCCTTCTCAGGTAGATTGATGATAGATTCTACGAGTTGTATATCAGTTTCTGTAAGCATACTGCTGTAAGTGAAGTAGCACATGCTACGGTGAATGATTGTGAATAAATTAGTGCAGTCCAAAATGACATACACTTCCAGCATCCTAGAGCAGTGTGTAGCCAGTCGGGCATGATAAATCTATCAATGAATTTTTGGATAGGCTCGAAGTTAACAAACCACCAGGTAGCTACTAATGAAGTAAAGAATGCTGTCATGTTGTAAAGATACTAATTTTGTATGTACCATTTAAACCATTTGTCATAAAATGCGTCAGTCACAGTGTTACCGCTCATAAATCTACACAGCTGTGATAAATGCACTCCGATGTCCTCAGCTATGTGTACCTTCAAGTATCTGTTTGTTATTCTCATAGTAGTCTGCTCTATCATCCATTGCTTGATGGAGAAGTCTTTATCTGTTAAGATAGTGATAGTATAAATCTTTGATAAATCCATGTAGAAAATAAATTAAAATTAGTATTGAAACGATTGTGAGCCCTCTCTTGCCAAGAAAGTAGTGCATGCCATAGAAAAATAGCCCAAAGGTAGCCATTAGGCATAGCACTACTATGATGTACTTAACTACTCTCATTAGAATAGCTTAGATTTTACCTCAAGTACATTCAATGTATTGTAATGAGTTTCTTTGTATGCTTTACCTCTTAATTCAAACACAAGCTCTACTGTATCATTCACCTGGATAAAATCTAGTAGATATATCTTATCATTCACTAATTGGAATTTTACTTCTTGCGGATACTTATCATCTCCTACCTTGAGGATAAATTCTTGCACTCTAAATGTTTCAGTTACTTGCTTTGCGGGCAATTTGTTGATGATTGCTCCTTCTAATTTAAATTGATTCATATTATTTGTTTACTTGTTACTTAAAAAACCCCTCCAACTGTATTGTAATTTAATTTGCCAGACTTCGAGTAACTGGAGGGGTAGACTTTGCCGAGCCTCTATACTACTTTCTCAGGGAATGGGACCTCAAGTCTCATTTTTGCTACTTCAATCTCTGCTCTTATTGTTAGAGCTTTTGCATACTCATCAGCCATAGATGCTATAGTTGAATGAGGGTGTACGTACTCAGCTTCATAGCCATTTCCGATTGCTGATAACAAGCCTTGCATTGCAGCAATCATTGCTTGTTGG